TACCCCCTGGCCATTGCGTGAAAGAGATCCTGTCTAGACCCTGGAATACTTCTCCACCTCCATCTATAAATTGTGCAAGGTACTCTTGTTCAAATATACGTGGCGGTAAGGTCAGTTGCGCATCTAGGATCTCTTGCGGATCTATATAGGGTGTATCGTATGAGGAGCCTTGGTAAGAGCAGTAATTGGGGTGGTCTGGGGAGAGGCCCAACTGGTACAGGTCATAGAAGTAGTTCTTGCCCTTTGGTGTTGATATGAAGACCACCTTTTTACCCTTAACAGCAAAGACTGGCCTGATGGCTTCTGTCCATGCTTCATTCCTGATAAAGGCAGCTTCATCTAGGATACCATAGTCACAGGTTAGTCCCCTGATGTTATCATAGCGTTCTGCTGAGCGGAATAGGATCTCTGATCCATTACGGAGTTTGAGAGAGTTGTCTCCATAGTTGTTTTTGAGCACAAGGCCACTTGCGGAAATAGCATCATATAGTTCCTGGTGTACCTTATTTGCTTGACTGTAAACTGGTGCAACCCAGAGCACTTTAACTGGTCCCTTATTGATCATCCACCATAAGGCTAGGTTCATTCCCATTAGGGACTTACCTACCTGACGACCTACTGCTACTACATGAAACTTTTGGGTACCTTCTAGGATACCATTAATTATTTCGCGTTGTTTGGTATGTGGAGTGAATCCGATAAAAGCCATTACTCTTCTTTAGGTTCATCACCAAAACGGAATTGGATATTTTTGAAGAGGTCTCCACCATCTCCGTCTGTAAGTTGTTGTTGAGAGAGCTTAGGTACAAAACGTTCACTAAGGCGAATGATTATGTCCATTGCGCTTTTTGGGTCTACTTCTGCAATCTGGTCTAACCACTCGGTCATCCTGTCCAGGTTACCTTCAATTAGGAAGGCAAAGCTTTCCTTCATACGACGTGTTTGTTCGTTTTGGGTTCCTGGCTTTTTACCTGCTCTGTTTATATTAGGATCTCCTTTACTGAACATTGCTCTTTTCTTTTTTTAGTAGATCTAGTTGTTCTTTGGCAATTGTTTCGGTTGCAGCACGTATGTATGCAACTGGTGTGCCATTGGGTTTGAATGTGTAGTTACCTTTTGCGGTTAAGTACACGGGATAGCTTTTCATAAGTTCAATTTTTTTTAATTCAACCTGTAGTCTTTGGCGCATATTCCAAATGCACTTTCCACACCCGGTGATACTTTTACCTTCACCTGTGATTGCATTGTATACAGCAAAGAAATGGTTTACTTGTTCACCGGTCATTTTAATGTTAAACTTTAACATGTTGGGATTTGCTTCAGCCCAACTGATTGCTTCTTCTCTTGTCATATAGTCATTAATTTTCTCCATAGTAATTCAGCAAGCACAGCAGCACCGGCAGATATAAATATAACCTCCGCAACTGGTGTTTGGGTAAAGAGACCCAGACCCAGTAGGCTACTCCACCACGTAAGGCAAAGCGGACAGTTAAAGGGTTTCCTGTCAAGTTTTATTAACTTTAGGAATTGATCATAAAGTGGTACATATTGTAGCAGTGCACCTGCTGCTCCTAAATAGATTATCCATTCCATATTAGTCCAGATTTTTTGAGTTCTTTTTTTATGTATTCACGCGCCAATCGGACACCATGACTTATACTTGTACGCGGTATGCCAGTGACTCGTGATAGTTTACTGTAATTAGGTTCATCCATCCACTGGAGAAAAAGAGTAGCATGAAACCACTTTTCTAGGTCACCGCTACCCTTCATTTCGTCAATGATTTGGCGAATCCCATCGGCAATCAGATCAGTCTTATCATCATAAGGATCTTCTGCTACCTCAGGTGTTTCACCAGCATGAACTATTCCCTTTTGACGATACTCGGTATGATATGCACTTGTGCCACTCCAGAAACTACGCCACATAATACCACTTAAGAATTTCATTGCTTGGCCACCTTTGACTAGTTCTTCTGCTCTGCCATGTTCCATAAAGTGGAGTAGGCTATAGTGAAGAAGGTCAGGAGTTTCTGGATGGCCTCTTGTGATCTTCTGTGCCATTAACTCTATCTCACTGTAGTTACTATTGATCCAGGTTGTCAAGTAATTTGAGATCATCTATTAAGTCTTGATAAGCTTGCGCTATCTCGTATTTTTGTCCCTCTACATATTGGTCACGATCTGCCATAAGTTGTAGGTATAGCATGTCTACTGACCAAAAGGGTAGGTAGTGTTTTAGGAGCTCGTCACGGAATTTTAGCTTATCCATCGCGCCAAGGTCCAGGTAGCTTTTTGTTATGTCAATCATTGGTTTCTTTTATTTTACCATAAAAGGATGTAGACCTTCCTCTATGAAGGTTACCCTTTAGGTAATGTGGTGCATAGTCAGGTCTTCTACTTACACCTTTATTTACAATGTTATGCACTTTACCTGAGGTAAACCATGCGGTGTCACAGTGAATAGCTGGCTTTTGCACTGCCCTTACCATATCAGTAAAGAGGTCATGTCTGCGTTGATCACCAGCCCATACCTGACTATAGAGATAAATCCAAAGCCGCTGTAACCTAACATCCCTAATCTGCCACTCAACAAAATTCCAATCAGTGTTAACGAATTGCATAAAGCAGACTTGACTATCGATCCAACCCATTTTAACCCAATCACCATAGTGTCTGTTCCAAGCATGGCAAATGGTTTCACCAGGTACAGCTGGAGCATAAGGTGTACATGTTTTGTAGTCTTGTAAATAGAAGTGGTATTGCTGGTCAAAACCCCAACCTTGTCCAATGGTCCAGAGAAAGGTTGCCCAAATCCTATCCCAAGGTTTATCCTCAGGAATAAAGTCAGGTGAATACAAGGTTATGTACTCATCATTAAAGTTTTCTAATCCAAACTTACTTAACATGGTTTACTTTATATAGTTTATTTATTTAGTTACGTAAGTGTATAGTTTTTGTTCAATCACGTAGTTGATCTTTTCTTTAAATGTATTGTAACGGTTTTCTTCAATATAGTTTTCCAACTGGGTTACCTCTTGAGTGGTTAACGAGTAGAGTAGATCCTTGTAACCACCACTAGTTTCTAACCACCAATTATAAATGTATTTCCTCAACCATTCATTCGTTATCCTATCATTGTTTCTATAATCAGATTTAATATTTGATTTAACTGGTATAATAGTTGCTACCTGATTAGCACCATCATGATCTTCAATTGGCACCAATGGTGCTACCTGATTAGCACCACTATTATTTTCAATTGGCACCAATGGTGCTACCTGATTAGCATCAAATTCAATTTTTGGTGCTACCCGATTAGCATCATCTGGTAATGCAGAATCACAAAGTGTTCTATTAGGAATTAACCATCGTGAGGTTTTTGAGATCTCTATTTTTTTAATAAGACCCAATTGTATTAATCTAGCAATTTGATTACGTACGGTACTGTACTTAACTCCAAGATGGTTTCCAATAGTTTCATCGGCCCACTTTACGGCCCCGTTAGAAACACCTACTACACCTGTTGCCCTAGTAACATGACACAGGTAAGCATAAAGAATTTTAAGCTCTGGTGATAAATCAGATCGCAGAACAGCTGCACTGATATTGTAAAATTGAGATTGGAAAGGATGAGTTTTAGACTCGGGTTTTTCTGTTTTCATTCTTTTTATTAAATTTTTTTAATCGTGTTATCATACACTTGGTTTTCAAATACTGTTTCATGTTTTTTGTTTTTATTGTTTTTTTATATATAAGAGTACTCCTGAGAAAACTAGTCAAACGAAATTATCCATTTTTCGTCAAACTTAATAGACCAGTGTTGAATTGTCCTGTCGGTTTCGTTAACCTCATACTGGTTACGATATCCATGTAGGTTAGCCTCAATCTTCCAGGTACCTGGTCGAACGAGGTCACATGAGTTAATTCGGGTATCTGGATGGACCAGGCCGACTTCGATAGCCTTGGTTAAGGCCAGTTCACAAATTGGGATCATAGCTTATTGTTTTTTATTTATATATCCACTTTCCGCAATTGTTTCAGACCAGTATAACCTATTGGAAACCAATAAGTTATAATATAATGGAAATCAATAAGTTATAAGATAAACCGGGTAACCGGGTAAAACCCACACATTCTAGGGCGAGAGGGTGAGAAAAATGAGAGCAAAAGAAAAGGATCGGTAAAACCGACCCTTTCCAAAAAAACAATAAAAAACATCAAAACAAAACAGATCACCAATTAAAAAATTAATAAAACTGAATGTCAGATTGGTAACAGGAACAAAATGCGGATAGAACCTGTTACCTATATTATATATTAGAGTCCCTAGTTTGTTTCACTAGAGAACGATGGTACTCTGTACTCCGAGATTGCTTAGTTCGCCTTGGATATAGTCATGGGCAAGAACCAGGATGTCGGTTCCATCAGTTTCTCTAGAGTAAGGCATTACCCAATACGTCTTAAGTGGAGCATTTACATCCAATGCTGGGTCTTCAACTACAAGTGCACCACGACCTGCTTCAAATGCAGGTTTTGATGCATAAACTGCTAATCCGCAGATTAAGTTTTCTCCGCTTACGCCGTCGCGTACTTCAATGCGACCATAAGATGTGGATAGGGCAATTCCGTCTAGTGTTACTAATTCGGATGTGATATTTAAAGCCATAGTTTAATTTTTTTTATATTTATACGATTCTGATTTGTGCAGCTCCATTATGATGATAAAGACCACCTAGTGGTACACCACCGGCAGCGGCAGCAGTATCATTAGCAAAGTTAAGACCTGCATAATTTGTTACCTGAAAGTTTTTAGTTGTAGTCCAACCTATAGTTGATGCAGTTACACCGTTACCGATTG